TTTGGTGGTGAAAAATGTGCCGAATCCGCTGACGCGGATAATGTGCGGGAGTAATAGTTGTTTAGTTTAGCGAATATATGCGTACACGTAAGGCGGCGAAGCAGTTAAAGCGGTATTATAAAGAGATGGTGTATGAGCGTGGTATGGATTGGCCTATCATTAAGTATAAGCCTCGCCAGTTGTTGAATTGCATCCATTATCTTGAGCGCACTACGCGAAGGAATTACTTCGGTCTGTTAAAGAAATATCCGAAAGGTACGATGATGTGGCAGTTATATATCCATAAATCATGCAGTCCTTCGTTGTTTAGCGACGATATAATGCCGTTTTGGGGTTATGACGAATTATCGGGAATGTAATTATGGATTTGCTGCAATTCAAAAGACATTTAGGTGTAATTTTATAAAATATAGTTATTATGATTACAAAGATTGATGAATTTATCAAGCGGGCGTACAATACGGCCTGTTCTCATGGCTTCCATGATGAAAAAACAAGTGTTGAGCATCAGATGATGCTGGTAATATCCGAGGTTGGCGAGGCTGTAGAGGCTGACAGAAAGAATATACATGCCAATCCTGCGGGCTTTGAAAAGTGCATTGGCATTGAATATGGCCAGCGTTTCAAGGATTATGTAAAAGATAGCGTAGAGGATGAAATCGCCGATGTGTGCATACGTCTGTTTGATATGTGCGGCTATTTCGGCATTAATCCTTGGCGTGCTGGAGAGGAGGTTCTTACGTTGCGCAATGATTGGGAGAATGAATTTGGAAAAATGACGTTCACCGAACAGGCTTATGCGCTGGTTCAGCTTCTTGCTCCGTGTTGCAGTTCTATGACAAACGAGCTGTCGAAAGAAGCTTTGAATCATATTTTTGGCTCTGTGTTGTTCTTTATCTACTATTGGTCTAAGAATCTTGGCTTTGATTTGGCTTGGCATATCGAGCAAAAGATGAAATACAACGAGTCTCGCGGCTACAAGCACGGCAAGAAATACTAAAACGCATTTTAAAGCCTTTTGACGGCGTTTTATTGTCATTGTGGGTACTTTATCCAGTTGTGATATAAAATAGCCGTCACGGGGCTGAAAAGTGGCAAAAATCGAATTAAAACGTATATTATGAACAAAAATAAGATTAAACTTCGGTACAACGGCTTTGATACAACCCTTGATTTGCGTCGCGTTGTCGCCATAACAAATCCCGACGGTGGTAAATTTCTTATTTACTTTGAAAATGCTATTTGGACTGTTGGTGAAGGACAGTTTGAACACGTATATAACGCATGGATGAAGCTATGAGGTGCTCTGAATGTAAATATTGGAAAGGCAAAAGCGGTGACAAGCACTGTGTTTGCGTTAATAGCGTAAAGCCTTGTGAACTTGACAGAAAACAGAAGAAAAAGAAGAAGCATGACGAACAAAAGAAGCGGTTTAAGATGGAACCTCACGGGAAAGGTGTGGCAAAAATGCGGTTTTAGCGGCTTTAAGGGCTGTTCATTTCGCACATACCTGCTTTTTGGCGTTCTTTGGATTCATATAAACAAAGAATTACGCTGGCCGATTATCAGTTTTACTCCATTACCTTTTTAGCATTATGACACAGGAGCAATTCGACAAACAGATAGAATACGCATATAAGTTTAGTGACGCGAAAGCCATTGTTGCACGAACCGTCCGTCTTTGCGTATCACATCCAGCTTTGGCAATGGTGTGGTTTGACCGCCAGCCGAAAGCCGTACAGGATTAATAATTAACAATTAAAATTTTATAGACATGGAAATTTCAGTAAAAATCATCAAAATCTTGGATGCCCAATCTTTCAATTCCAAGAATGGCGAAATCACAATCAAAAACACGTTTGTTGGCGAGACACAAGGCCAATATCCAAAGAATATAGCCTTTTCCGTGCTTGGCGAGGATAAGTTCAATCAGATGGGTATTGTCGTTGGTGGCCAGTATAACGTATCATTTGATGTGGAAAGCCGCGAATGGCAAGGTAAGTGGTTTACGGAGTGTAAGGCATGGAAGGCCGTCCGCGTCGATGGTGTTCAGCAGTCAGCCGCACAGCCCGCAAGCCAGCCATCTGCATCACCTGCGCCCGCCCAAGCAGAAACCAATGGTAGTACTGCAAACGAAGATGTTCCGTTCTAAGGTATGGATAAGATAGTATTGCAGAAACTTTGCCGTGAATATCTGTCACGATTGCGTTATATGGCCGATAAGCACGGTCTTGGCGGTTGGATTTCCGAAATTATTACCGCTAATCGTCGCGGCGAGTGTGAGGCTACCGAAAAGGAAGTGACTATGCTTTCGCGCCTTTGTAATGACGAGCGTATAGCACGTAAGGATATACCAGCGTTGCTTGGTAAATCGTACCGCGAATGCGAGTCAGACGGCACTTTCAGCCGCATTAAGACGTTAAAGCGTGTCGGTATTTATGGAAAGGTATCTGCAATACTTGAAAAAGAAAGAAAACATTAGTATGGATAAAATAAAGATGCTGCAAAGTGTAGTAGATACACTTAAACTTACGGAGGTCGAGTACAAAGTCGATTACGACCATTATTTTAAGTTCGACAGCGATTTCTGTGTTAATAGTGCTTATGGCGGCAATGCGCGTATCGCCTATGAACTTGTAAGACGCGGCGTTAATGCTGGATTCCGTGAGTTCACGACATGCGGCTCGCGTGATAGCGACAAATGCGTATTAGTTGCCCTTGTGTGTGAGGCTTTCGGTGTGAAATGCCGTGTGTTCATGCCTAATGGTGCTGACACATATCAGAGTACGGATATAGAGGCTTATGGTGGCGTTATAGAGCGTGTGGCCGTAGGGTATAACAATGTTCTTGTAGCAGCCGCAAAACGCTATGCCGTTGAAAACAATGCCTGCTATATTCCGTTCGGCCTTGAAAGTCAGATAAGCATAGACATAAACATGCACCAAGTGGCAAACATTCCCGATTTTGCGGCAAAGCGCATAGTCATTCCGTGTTATGATGGTATCAACATGATTTCTGTCATAAAGGGGTTGGATTATTACGGAAAGCATGATGTAAAGGTACTCGGCGTTGTATTGTCTAAAGCACCGACGGATGCGTTTAGGCGTTTCTTTGGAAAGACTATATTCGATAAGCCGCAGGTCGAGTATGCCTTTGTTCATAGCCCTTTGGATTTCAAGACTCCAGCCGCACAATGCGAAATAGACGGCATACAGCTTAACCCGCGTTATGAGGCTAAGTGTATTCCGTTCTTGAACAAAGGCGACTTACTTTGGATTGTAAACAGATAAAAAGATTCTTATGCTAAAGTTAGATAACATATATCATGGCGACTGCTTGGAGTTGATTCAGCAAATACCCGACCATTCAATTGACACGGTTATAACCGATTTGCCTTATGGCATCAGCTATCAGTCGAACCGTGCCACACATGGACGGAAGAACAGTCCGAAATTCGATGTCATAGCAAACGACGAAAAGCCGTTTATTGACTTTATCAAATATCTGCCGCGTGTTATCAAGCCTACGTCTGCAATATACCTATTCACTCGCTGGGATGTTCAGCAGCCAGTGATAGACGAGTTGCAGGCAAACGGCATGAAAGTTAAAAACGTGCTGATATGGGATAAAGGCGTTCATTCTATGGGTGATTTATATACGGCCTATGGTATGCGCTATGAAAGCATCGTGTTTTCGTCTATGCCCGATTTCCGCTTTCAGAACGGACGGCCTGTAGATATTATAGCCTGCAATAAAGTGTTTAATCACGACCTCGTTCATCCAAACGAAAAGCCTGTTGACTTGTTGCGCAGGTTGATTCTTGACAGCACTCCAGAAATGGGTACCGTTTTGGATTGTACTTGCGGTAGTGGCACGACATTGTTAGCTGCCATCGAAGAAAAACGGCACTATATAGGCTTCGAGATAGATGAAAAATATTATAATATCGCCAGCCGTCGCATAAAAGACCTGTTGGCCTATCCTAAGATGTTCTAAGCGTATGGAAAGGAATGTTATAATAAATGCAGACTGCATGGATGTTATGCGCGATATGCCAAAGAATAGCGTTGACTGCATACTGACAGACTTGCCGTATAACGAACTTGGAAGAAGGTCTAATAACGGATTCGACCACGTTAGGCATATAAAGGGAGGTGCGCAGGATAATACAGACGATTTGGATTTACAGGCCGTCCTAAACGAAATGTGGCGTATCTGCAAGGGGTCTTTCTATATCTTTTGTGGTTTCGGTCAGATTAGCGAGATACATGAGTTCTTTCTTGGTCATGGGTGCAGCCCGCGAATGATTATATGGGAAAAGACTAACCCCGTTCCGACAAACGGCGAGCATACTTGGCTTTTTGGAATAGAGCCGTGTATGTTTGCGAAGAAAACGGGTGCAACATTCAACCTGCATTGCGAAAACACGGTCTTGCGTTATCCTATTGCAGAGCCAACAGGACATCCGACACCAAAGCATGTTACGCTTATGGGAAAGCTGGTATTGGCATCTACGAATGAGGGTGATTTGGTATTCGACCCTTTTGCTGGAGGCGCGACAACGGCCATTGCATGCGTGCGCACAAAGCGCGACTTTATATGTGTGGAGCGTGACCCGAATTTCTATGAATTGGCGCGTAAACGTGTTAATTTGGAACGCCAGCAGCTATCTTTATTCTAAAAAATATTAAAATGTTTGCATATATCAAATATAATACGTATCTTTGCAACGTGGATAAGGGCGTGAGGTGGCCAGCTACCACCAAAAGCCCAATAGAAAGTTTTGTGTACGTCTTTCTATCGCCCTTTTTCCTTTTTAGTTAAAAACGGACACATCATTTTTAAGTACACAAATTATGGCATTACAAGCAAAAGAAAAAGAGCAGCAGGAGCATATTGTCGAAATGCTTCAACAGAACGGTCGTGTCGGTGTTATTGAACATGACGAAAACGGAATCTATTTTGATGATTACATAACGTTTGACCAAATGGCCGAAATAGTTGATTACCTGCGCAATCAAGCACCGAAAAAGGAACTATTCGAGGAGTGTTGGAAGGCTTACAATCGCAAAGGTAGCAAGAAAAAGGCTTTGGATTACTGGAAGAAGTTGACGGACTCCGAAAAAGAAGATGTACTTCCACACATTCGTGCCTACGTGTCGAGCCGTGAACTTCAATACCAAAAAGACTTCGAGCGTTATCTCCGTGACCGCATTTTCAAGACGGTTGTGTTTGCGAATAATAAAGTGATATACGACCCAACGAAAGCAGGAAAAGGTGAAAACCATAATTCTGTTTATATGCCGACAACTGATGGCATGCTTACGTGGAACGATTTCTATAAGGTGTTCATTTACGCAGGCTATTACAATGGTGCGATTGCCGACGGCTATAATGATGACAACCGTCCCGAAGGTGCTCGCGTTATGCTTAATAACGGGCGAGGCTTTATTCGCTGGAGTGCTTTTACTAAACGATGGGAGAAAGAATGATATGGACACAAATCTTAGCGTTAAGCAAATAAAGTTACTGATATGCCAAATGAACAAAAATTATTCTGATTATGATTAGCGTAGATACTATACGTAAATGGTGGAACGTTTTTATAGGCGACGGCAATTTCTGCGAGGTTCGCATATTAGGGCGTTTCCAATATAGCGGCTATTTTAAGTCTGTAGAAACGCTTATAACAGCCGTAACGCCGTATGCAAACATGGATGACGAGCAATGTTATTTTACTCTTAATGCCATTAATCCCGATTGCTATGGCCGTCAGCAAAGCGAGAAAATAATCAAGTCTCCAAAGGTAACGACAACAGACACGGATGTTACTGATAGAAATTGGGTGATGATAGATTTTGACCCCGTCCGTGCTACTGGTGTAAATGCCAGCGACGATGAGTTTGAACTCGCACACAAGAAAGCCCAAGACGTGTTTAGGTATCTCCGTGAGCAAGGATTTAACGACCCTGTAATATGCAAATCGGGCAATGGCTGGCATCTGCAATACGCCATTGACTGTCCGAATACAGACGACAACACGGAAATCATTAAGCGTTTCTTGCAAAGCCTTGGAAAGATGTTTACCGATGCAAAGGTAGATATTGACGAAAAAGTGTTTAATGCAGGCAGAATTTGCAAGCTTTATGGTACGATGGCCAAAAAGGGCGCGAATATTCCCGAACGTCCTTGGCGTATGTCCGAAATCGTCTATGTTCCACAAGAAAGACTTACAACGCCAATTGAAAAGTTTAAGTCAATTGCAGACCTCTTGCCGAAAGAAGAGCCAAAGCAGTTGCCAAACAGAAGACCGTATAATGGTAATAGTGCGCCTTTTGACCTTGTATCATGGCTTAATGAACATGGTGTCAAGTATCGTGAAAAGAAGTCGGGCGCATCTACGTTGTACGAATTGGAATATTGCCCTTGGGTAGATACACATAGCGACAAAAAGAAATGGGATAGCGCATTATTCGTTGATGCAGACGGAAAGATAACGTTCAACTGCACACATAGCCATTGTAAGGGTAAGACTTGGCAGGATGTTCGCCTGCATTATGAGCCTAATGCCTATGACCGCCCAGCATACCAGCCAGCGCCAATGTATCAAAGAGGAGGCTATCAGCAAAAACCACGATATGAGATAAAGGATGTCCTTCCCGAATTAGGCGAAAAGTGGCTTTCGATGTCGAGTATTCAGAAAGTGGATGTATCTGCTCTCGAGAAGGTGAAAACGGGGTTTGTTGACTTAGACAGGTCTATATTAGGCTTGAATATGTCGGAGGTTACTTTGCTTTCGGGCAGTAACTCGTCGGGTAAATCGTCGTGGCTAAACACGCTTATTATGAATATCGTACAGCAAAGCTATAAAGTGGCCTTGTGGTCGGGTGAGTTGCGCTCTGATATTCTTAAAGCATGGATTCAGATGGTGGCCGCTGGAAAGGCTAATCTAAAGCCGTCTGCGTATGGTGACGGAAAGTATTTTGTTCCCGATGGTGTTGCAAAGCGTATTGATGAATGGTTAGATGGCAAATTCTTTCTTTATAACAACGAATACGGAAATACTTGGGAGCAGATATTCCATGATATGCAGGAGTTGTTAAAGGCTGGTGTAAAGGTGTTTGTGCTGGATAATCTTTTTAGTCTGAATATAGACCTGCTGGAGGGTGATAAGAATAATAAGCAAAAGGAACTGATTTTGCAGATTAAGGATTTCGCAAAAAAGAACCAAGCACATATTATCCTCGTTGCACACCCGCGTAAGGTTATGACATTCTTGCGTAAGAATGATATTAGCGGTACGTCAGACCTTACAAACGCTGTCGATAACGTGTTTATCATTCATCGTGTTAATAACGATTTCTTTAGGGCTGGTGCTGAGTTCTTTGGTCAGTCCGAGATACAGCGTTTTCAGCCGTTCGGAAACGTTATCGAGGTTGCAAAGAACCGTATGTTCGGTATCGTCGATTTGATGGTTGGAATGTACTATGAAATAGAAAGCCGACGTTTTAAAAATGCCGAAACCGAGGAAATGCACTACGGATGGGAGGCCGAGCCAAAACAGGGAGAAATGGATTTTGGCCACCAACAAAGCCATGTTGACACCCCAGCAGATTATGTGCCACAAAGTGCAAATTCTGATATGCCGTTTGATGCACCTATTGATGACGCAGCACCTTTCTAAAACTTTATATATATAAAATAAGGTTAAAATATTGCAAAACATTTGGTATATATCAAATTATTATGTAACTTTGCATCGTATTTCTAAATAATAATTATTTTAATGTATCACAAAAAAAACAAAAGCATTATGAACACAAAGGATTTAGTTCAGAAAGCGTTTGACGCTATCGACCCCGAAAAAGAGTCTTTAATGGTATTCTATGTTGACAAGGACGGAAAGCCCAAAACCTACGTTGCTGGAGAAGCTGCTGCGCTGTCTGCTGTAATTGCGACCAATCTCGACAACGGGCTTGATGAAAAATCGAGTAAGCAGGAACGTGCTACTGGCGGCATTATTCTTAACGCTATTAAGGCCGTGCTCGCCATTCCCAACATGCAGGGTATGAAGCTTGTGCTGGAGTTGACATCGGCACTCGTTGAGGCAGTAAAGAACCCTAAGAAGAATGTTCGTTCTGCAAAGGATTTGGCAAAGCACAACCGAAAGGAGCGTGCAAACAGACAGCACAACGTAGATGACGAAGAGGACTGCTCTACGTGTAAGGCAAACAAGGTTTGTCCGCTTCCGCAGGCAATTAAGTACCGAAAGGAAAACGGCATTCCTGCTCCAGCAAAACGTAAGAATGGTAAAAAGTAATCATTATGTCTGCGACGTTGAAACTTGACAGATTCCAATTGATGTGGCTTGCCGAAGGTGCTATCGGTAAGTCGCATCTTCGTTGGGATGTTTATCCGATGTTCGTAAACGACGTGTGGCCGCAATTATCCGAAAGCGAGCGCGAGGCTATATTTACCTACATCAAACGTGACAGTAGCTGGCATTTTGACAATGAACGTCCGCATGCGGATGAAACGGCAAAGCAGTATTTTTTGCAGATGTTGGCGCGTTTCAATCCAGCAAACCAATATGTCGTAACATTGAAAGAAGGCCGCAAAAAAGCTATTGTCGTAAATGACGCATATTATTTCGATGGAAAATATTATGTTGGCTGGCAGCGTTATTGTGCGCCCGATTATATCGTAAAAGTCGAGCAAAAGCCGTTTTTAAAGTGTTCTAATCGTTTCTGTATTGCACGAAATATGTGCGTAAGGAACTTAGACCATAAAGACGGCGACAAATACTTTGCAAACGATTCAGATTGGGCTTGCGACAATTGCGACATGATTATTGTCAAGGACGGCGTAATAGACCCTATAGCAAAAATGGTAATATCAGAAGAAAAAGAACATGGAACAGAATAAGTCAGCTATGCAGCAGCAGGTTGGTGGCGACCATTATAAGAAGTTGGCCATTCAGCCGATGGAATATGCTTTTAAGAATCATCTTGACCCTTTGCAGTTTTCAGTTGTGAAATACGTTACACGTTTTCGTGACAAGGCTGGCAAGCAAGATTTGGAAAAAGCGAAGCATTGTATTGATATGTTAATTGAAATGGAGTACGGAAATGGATAGACAAATAGAGGAACGTGCCGCTCATTATTCTTTCAATATCGAAAGTCCGTTGTTCAATGCCTTACCAAAGGAATTGCAAGCACAATGGAAACAAGACATTGAACAAGCGTATAGGGCTGGTGCGCAAGAAGAAGTTGATAATCCTACTGGTGGTCAATTGCTCCACGTATGTTGTAAATCATCAGAACGAGGCCGTAGGGAGTGTTTACAAACACTTTGGTACTACCCAGAAATGACCAAGCCACAAAAAGACCGCAATTGTCTTATTGAAATGATAGACGGCCATATTTACGTTGGCTATTGGGATGGTAATATGTGGTTTTGGTATGACGGATTCCCTGTCGGAAAAGGCGAAAATGGCGACATCTTGTATAGTTCAAGTTGTGGCATTGATAAGACCTACGAGGTAAAACGTTGGTGTTACGTGCAACATTTGTTTCCCGAAAACGTATCTGAATATGGTAAGTGAACGTTCAAGGTTACTGATAAAGCATGTACTGCTTATAAAGAAAGAGAATAAAAATGGCTGCATTTCATGTTATAGGATTCATAAACACAATCAAGTATCTGCCCGATGCCTGCTTAGTGTTTATTGACGAATATAAGGCGGGCTACAAAAAGCCAAATGGAGATATTGTTGAAGATAAGTATATATCTTGGAAAATCATCTATAAAGGATATTTCAAAAAGTATATCAATACGCATTTCAACAATGGTATGCTGGTAGAGGTCAAAGGCGATATTCGGCCTTATGCTATCGAAAAGGAAAAGATAATAGACGGCTATTCTGTTATAGGCGAAACAATCAATATCTATTCCTATCCACGTGCCAGTGTAAAGCAGGAGCAACGTATGGTAAAAGATAGTCAGCTACACGCCAGCGGTACGCCCGATTTGGAGGCGTTTAACAGACCAGATTTTTAGTGTTAAATAACTATATTTTCAAACTTTAAAAATTACGTAATTATGAAGAAAGAAAATTTGCTGGAAGAAAACAAACAACTGAAAGAAAAGTGTGCAGCCCTCGTTTCCAGCGGCGAGGAGATGGGTAAGGAAATCGCCACCCTTAAAAAGTCAAATGCAGGCTTAAAGGGTTACAATGGTGTTCTTAATGGAAAGCTTACTGATGCCGAAAAGGAAGTAGTACGGTTAAAGGCTCTTTGCAAGGAAGGAGACGAACTGAACGAAAGCCGCATTTCTGAGATTGAGAACCTAAATGCCGTCATTGCGGAAAAAGAAAAGGCTATTGCAGGTTTGCAGTCACAGGTATGCGAACTAAAACACAAGGTTACTGAGGCAGAGGAAACAGCACGTGCAGAAAAGCTTCGTTCATCGGAGTTGGAGGACTCGCTGGAGTACGAAAAGCTTCCTTGGTGGAAAAAGATTTTCTAATAAGAACATACCAACAAAAAGAAAGGCCAGCTATCCTCACGGACTGCTGGCTTTTTTAAAATACGTTATTTAGACTAAACATTATCTGTAGAAGGTGCGTCGAGCGTATGCAGGGTGATAGTTCCCATGATATACGTGTTGTCGCCCCTATCATATTTTATCGTTGTCGGCTTATACTCTTTTTGACAGACACAATGCGCATATTTGTTGCCGATATACTTTGATTTCAGCCAAACATCTGTGTTTGTCATATAGTCAACGAAAGCGTCGTGCTGCGCCTTAACGTCAATAGTTCCAGTGGCGTACTTTGCACGGACAATAAATGTCAGTTCAATATCAACGTTTTCGCGTATAATCTTCGGGTTGTTATTAGCATCAAAAGACGTTATCATAAAATCTTCTTTTTGCGAATTAACCCATTGAGCCGTATAGATGTTAACGGGCTTGCCTTTTGCGTTCAATCCCGTCAGCTTCAGAACCGCCACGCCGTTAAACTTTGTGGTTATGTCCTCAAATGTTCCGTTTTCGGTGTTTTTGACGTAATAACGTCCTGCTGATTCATTTCTCATAATCGTAATTCTTTAGGGAATATATGTATTTTGTTTGTTGTGCAGTATTTACCTATTTCTACGTCGGCAGCACCGCCATAAGAATATACAACGATGTCGCATGTATCATCCGCATCATCAATAATAAGTTTGCTATTGTCAAACAGATAAATCTTAGGCGAATTATATCCGTCGCACGTCAGATGAACCTCGGAATTGCAGCCAACGTACAAAATGGGGCATTTGGCGGTGTTTAATTCTACGCATGGGTTACTACACCACATGAATGCCAAAACATCGTCAGCGGCCTTAAAAATGCCGTTAAACGCCACGTAAAGCGAGTAGGAATACCCCTTTACATCGTCAGCGTCCAAAATTTGCCGTTTTCCGTTGATAAAATCGGGGAACGTTTGTAGGATAAACTCCTTTGATAAACCTTTTCCTTTAGAGCAATGTGTGATAAAGTACGGCAGGCTTTGTTGACGCATAACAAGCTTTACCAGCTTTTCTTTGTCGTTTTGGCACGCACGCCATTCATCACGATAATCCGCACACAATGGATTGGTTAGAACCCCTTGGAGCGAATTTTTGTAAAAGTCAAACATTTCATCTTTCATAATTCGTAAACGTTTATATCATTTCAACACAGAAAGCGCGTCCGCTTGGATTAAGCACGCCCTGCAATATATTCTCTATACTTTGTTGTACTTGGTATGACTGCTGCAACTGCAAAAGCATTTGTCCGATTGTCGCAACCTGTACATCAAGATTGAAGCCGAGAATTGTGTCGCGCATCTGTGTAAGTATGTCACTTTGCAAATACACCTGTTGGCTAACGCCATTCATGTAAGCCTCTATTGCGCCAGCGGTATCTTCTGTAACACCCTGTATGCCCTGCTGGAGTGCTGACAAAGCATTTTCTTTAGTTGTGTCCTTTACAAGACCCATTTCTTTCAGAATATCCTCCAAAGCACCGATATAGCCCTCTAATTCTGGCGATACTTGTCTAAGCTTATCGGCATAAGTGCGAACATCGTTCATTGTCGGTGTTGTGGCATCCTCTAATGCGCCTTTAGCCCAAGACTCCCAGCCTTGTAATGTGCTTTTCCATGCCTCGTATGTCAATGCCTCTGCGCCATCTTGTATAGCTTGTATATATCTCATAATACTATTACTATACCACAATGAGCCGTTTTGGTCTTTCCAAAAGTAATAACCATCACCAGTATCGTTTGTGTTTGTCATAATGTGGTCAAGCGACGCTTTGTATGAAGCATAATAGTCAGCATATTGCTCGCCTCGTTTTTGAATATCATCGTCAATCTGTTGCCATATCTTTTCAAGCATCGGGCCAAGAATACGTGCGCTGAACACCTGTTTAATCATGTTTGCAATCATATCGTCGATACTATCGTTAAAGCCAAGCATTGCATCCTCGCCATTACGTAAGGCATCAATAATATCATCCATCATTGAACTAACGGCATCAGACACGGACGAAATACCAAGGAATGAGTTGGTAATATTGTTCTTCATATCTTGGATTTCATTCTTTAAGTCGATTATCTGACCCTCCAAGTCTGCTATCTTATCAGCATCACGCTTTTTGCTGGAACGCGATTTTTCCAACTGCAATTGGCGTTGCAGTTCTACGAGTTGCAACTCCTTATTTGCAATAGCAGCCTTTCGTGCTGATATTTGCATAGCACCATAAGCATTTTCAACCGCAATCTCAAGATTCTTATAAGAGTTCTCGAGACGCTTTACGGCCAATTCAGACTGTTTAACTTGATTGGTAATATCCCTATCGCTTGCACCAGCTAAGAATGAAACCAAACCAACAACAACTGAAAGTGCGGCGGCTACAATGGCAACCCAACCCAAGGACATCTCGGCTATTTGTGCAACGACTGCCACCATAGAAAGTGCAGATGCCATCATAGTAAAGCCTTGCGCAAGCGACTTAACCATTTGGCCAGCCTCACTATCCTCGGCAATACCAAGCAATTCTGCAAATTGTGTCAGCAAACCGCCTACATTTTGTAATGCAGTAGCGGAATTGTTAAGCGCATTTTGGAATTTCTTTTGCGAGTTAATCTGTTTAATCTCGGCCTTTGAAGCATCTATTTCGGCTTTGTTCTTTGCTTTTGTAGCCTTAGCAAGACGCTCCTGTGCTTTAGCAAGCCTGTCGGCGTAACTAACACCACTACCCTTACCTCCTGTATTACCGCGAGATTGAAGATTTTGTACGGCTGTTTGT